CTCTTGGTCTTCGTAGCATTTATGACAATATAATCCCGTATAGATGCCGTATGCGTCACTTCTTGCCCATTTGTGATATTCTAGTGGACTACATATTGGCGTGTAATATTCGCCAGTATTTTCACACAATATTTCTTCGTCCTTATAATCTGTATCAGCTTTTCCACAGCCTCCACAATGATATAAGTATTTATCTCTATCGTCCATTTCTATTTCACCTTTCATTGCTTTGTCCATTTTCTTTTCTCCTATCTATATTCATTAATAAAGCTAGTTACAGCCTCTTTTTCGCTATAGCCTATATATCTTTTTATTACTATATGATTGTCAATAATATCACTTACAGCTATACAACTATGATATATTTGTATTGTTAGGTCTTTGTAATGACGTTCTTTTATTAGCATTATTTGTCCTCACTATTATATCCATCAAACCATTTTGATAAGCTATCTTCTCCACTTGTAGCTGGGTCTTGACAATGTGTCTGTGCTTGTTCTAAAGTAAGCCCAGTTTTGATTGTTTTGGTGGGTCTATCATCTTGGTATATTCTGATTATTTTGTATGTTTTCATTATTCACCTCTCTTTTTGATATATTTCTTCGTTGTCATAGGTTAATATAAGTCAATAAATAGCTAATAATCAATATAAATAAAATAAATAAATATATTAGTAATAACAGATAATATTCGTATATTTATACGGACGCAGTTAAACACTAAAAAAATGAGGTAAATAATGAAAAAGACAGCAAGAAAGCCCGTAAGAATGTTTGCACCGTTCCAAAGTAAGGAGCATATGGATATGAGGTTGGCAGATTTGATGAATAAGATACCCAAGAAGTATAAATCTGATTTGTGGCTATGGGTTGGTCAATATGAGTCTACAATAGCAGAAGGTTTCAGCGATAGTGAGGATAAATAAATGAATGAGATTGATAAGTATATCAAGTTAGGTGAAACATTTGCTATAAGAGTAAAAGAACTAGAAAAAGAAAATAACGGCCTATTAAAAGAAAATCTACAGATGTATGAGGATATAGAAAGCATTAATAATCAAGTGGATAAACTAGAAGCAAAATTAGCTAACTTAAAACAGAAGTTTAATAAATAAAGGGGTATATATGAAGAATGAAGTAGGAAGTCATAAAACAAGTGTAATAATGGATAATGATAATGTATTAATGGTAACATATCATAATACAATAGTAGTAAAAGTATCTGATGATGAGATAGTATTAAATAGTGGTGGATGGCAAACTAATACCACTAAGCGTAGAATGAATCAAGCATCATTACAATATAATCTAGGCTTTAGCGTGTATCAGTCGGATTTCTGTTGGTATGTGTCATATAATGGAGATATCATACCATTTAAGGACAATATGATATTAAAGCGTGGAGTATTTTACCCAGCTATTAGAATAGTTAATTAAACGTCCGTAACATACCTCAATAACCCACCTCAAAAACGCCTCAACTATTATGGTTGGGGCGTGTTCTTTTACTCTGAAATGCGTAAAAAATCATCGATAATTATAATTATTGCCGAAAAATAACCAAATTTTCAACTAAAAGAGGGAGGGTATGGAGGTCAGCATTTGGGGGTAGGAGGCCATAAAAAGAGGTACACGCATTCTAATACTATTTTTTTAATTTTACTCTTTTTTTCCAATATTTGTTTCTAATTCGTCTTTTTAGGGGAGTATCTGTTTTCCTGTGTCGCTACTATATATAGTTTTAATATCATATTTGCTAGTTCCTTTGGTGAGTTTTAGATAGAGACCAGCTATTCCCCTTATATATAATAAGAGGAGTAGCCTCTATCTCAGTTCCTTCGGAGCCGTTTCGCTTGATAGGACAATCGTTTTGGTAACGAGCTCAATTGTCTTCGACTTGCTCTGTGGCTGTGTTACAAATCCCCTTTTAGTAGCCGATACTGTCTGCTGCATCCTAAAAGCGTTTAGCCAACCGATACAGCGGACTTAATATATGTATGAAAAATTTCTAATGCAATAGTTATTTTTATTTTGTATATTATTTTATGGATATAAAGCGAATTAAGGGGCAAGAGCACGCATTATACGACAATATGAAAGAATTTATGGCTTTTAACCCTATGTCAAAGCCTACTGGTGATTGGCGCAGAGGAAAAGAGGGGGATTGGGTCTATACAGACGACTTGCATGTTTGTCAAATTCTGCGCATTTTCTTCGTTACAGTCCCATCTACGGGCAAAAAGCAGAAATGCATACGTACAGTCTGCGGTTCGTTCGTTGTTGGCCAGGCTAACCTTAAAATGATAGGTGAACGTGGTGTTGCGGAGAATATTTACACATTTTCAAGTACATATGATACAATTAAAGAAGTTAGAGAGAAGAAAACTTCATCTAAAAAGCTTCTATTTGCACAATATGTAGCTGCAGGTATGGATTTGAGCAAGGCATATAGCATAGTTTATCCAAGGGCCAAAGACTCACAGTACATAAAAACTGCAGCTAACAAATTATTACAACAAAAAAAGGTACAACAAATGGTAAAAGAGGAAATAAAGGATATATTGAATGCTGAGGGTGTATCTCCTGAGTATATTATCCGTTTATATAAAGATATAGCCGATATCTCTGAGCGGGATACAGATAGGTTGCGTAGCTTAGATGCGCTTGCAAAGATATCTGGATTGTTTGATACAGAGAAAAAACAGGAACAATTAACAGTTTGGAGCGGATTTTCACCTGAGCAGCTGGAGGCTATTAAGAATGACCAAAACGATATCAAAGTACTCGCACACGCAGAAAAAGAAGAGTAGCGGAACAAAAGACCCTTGCGTAGTTTGCGGGAAAGACTTATATTATAACGATGCCGTAACGCAAAGAATAGGGATGATGGAGTCTGATGGTGAAGTTAGCTCCTGGAAATGCCCGTTTTGCGATTCAGAGTTTGACCTGGATGATAACATTTTACATATATACGGCTCAGAGAATATAAAAGGATTAGCATAATGCCAAAGTTTGGACGTAAATCAAAACAAAAATTGTCTACCTGCCATGAAGACCTGCAGGATTTATTCAATGAAGTGATTAAATATGTTGACTGTAGTGTCTTAGAGGGCAATCGCAGTGAAGAAAGGCAGAATAAGCTGTATGATGAAGGAAAGACCAAAGTTCGCTACCCGAATGGTCGCCACAACGCTAGTCCTAGTCGGGCTTGTGATGTTGTCCCTTATCCTATTGACTGGGATGATAGAGAGCGCTTTCACCTTTTTGCAGGCTTTGTTTTAGGTATTGCACAGTCAATGGAGATAAACCTTCGCTGGGGAGGCGATTGGAACAAGAATTTTGAGGTAGATGATAATAATTTTGATGATTTCCCTCATTTTGAACTATTAAAGGATTTTTAATGGTAGAGAATGCACACAGCGCTATTGACGGCGAAATCGTAAAAAATGAGTATGTTACATTGCTTGATAGTATTTTGGGGAAAAGGTTGTCCGAGGTGGACCCAAGTTTGTATGGCATCGAATTTCCTTATAGTCCAGGACCTACCAAGTACTCAGAGGTTGTTCCTTGGACACATGAGAGTGGCAAGGAAGGATATATGTCGAGAATAATTTCTGAGATAATGACTCCTGAAGGTAAAAGATTTTATCCAGGTGAAGGGCGAAGTAGTAGAATGCAAACATCAATGGATAAAGCTCGGATGGATGTGCAGAAGCAAGCGCAATATTTCCCTTCAGATTCACTGTCGACTGATATTGTCAATCAATTAATGCAACATGGAGGTTTATTTAAATAATGAGTTATGCACACGAACAAATAGATACAGAAATAGCTAAGAATACATTAATGGATTTTTTGACTTCTGCAGTGCAAGATGAAACAGCAACAGTAGCAGGGGGTAATGACCAAGATTTGTTAACTGAGTTGCTTGCTGGAGGAACGATGGGACGCAATCCTAATGTTTTAGAGAAAATGAATTATGGAAAATCTAGAGAAGCTTTAAAATATTCTCCTACGAGAATGAAAGAATTTGGTAGATTGGCTAAACCTACATCTAGTATTGGTATTACTGGATATAAACCTAAGCTTCCAGGAGGAATAAATATTGGCACGAGCATACGTCCGCAATTTGGTGGTGGGCTTACTGCAGCGGTTACATTAGCTCCATTACTTAAAGAACTTATTCATAAAGCAATGGGTCTAGACGCTAGCGGCTTAGAAGATGAAGCTCCATGGTTTCCCGAAGGTTCGTCATATGAAACTAATGTTTTACCAATACCGCCAAGAATAGAGCCAATACGACTTAAATAATGGCAAATCTTAACCTTAATGGTAATGTTTCAAAGAATGAAGAGACATTACATTTAGCGTACAATGACCTTATTACATTCGGCAAATTATTTAGCCCCCAAGATTTTTTAGCATCAGCAACCCCCGATTTCCATCGAGACGTCGGAAAAATGCTTATAGACCGCACAAACCAACAATTAGCACTAGTTTTACCCCGTGACCACGCAAAATCCACTTTAGCAGCCTGTGCTGTGCTTCACAGATTCGTCTTTGCAACGAAGGAGAATCCAGAGTTTATTGCGTGGATTGGTGAAGCCCAAGACCAGGCAAGGGATAACCTTGGGTGGATACAGAATCATATATATGACAATCCAGCAATTCACTACTACTTTGGTGATTTAGAAGGAGATAAATGGACAAAGGACGAATTTACACTCACAAACGGATGCCGAATGATTGGCAAGGGTACTTCACAAAGATTAAGAGGAAAAAGACAGAACTCAACAAGATATACGGGAATTGTACTAGATGACTTTGAATCAGAACTAAATACTAAAACTCCTGATTCTAGGAGACAAATAAAGGAATGGGTAACAGCTGCAGTATATCCAGCGATTGATTTTGATAAAAAAGGATTTTTATGGTGTAATGGAACTATTGTTCATTATGATAGTTTCTTAAATGGATTAGTTACTAAGAGTAGGGAAGCAGAAAAAACTGGAGAAGACTTTGCTTGGGATGTATATACTAAAAAAGCGATAGAAGCTGACCTTCCTATCTGGCCTTCAAGATGGCCATTAAAGAAACTTGCAGAACGAAAGCAGTTCTATATAGATTCAGGGACCCCAGCTAAATTTTACCAAGAGTATATGAACCAGGCAAAATCTCCCGAAGACCAGATATTCAGTGAGGAGGATATAAATAATGCAATTTATAAAGGACATGCGAGATACGATAGTGAATATGATTCGTGGTACATTAAAATGGACGATGGTAGAAAAGAGTTTGTTAATATTTACATCGGCGTCGACCCTGCTTCAACAATTGGTGTACATAATGATTATTCTGTTATTATGGTTATTGGCGTCACTTCGGAGTTTGATTATTATGTTATTGAATATTGGCAAAAGCGAGTCCTCCCAATGGACTGTGCAGACAAGATATTTGAAATTACAAAACGATATAGCCCGATACGGAGAATAAATATTGAAACAATTGCATACCAGGAGATGTTAAGGGATTATGTAATGAAGCGTAGTAAGAGAGAAGGAATCTTTCTTCCAGGGATTGAGAAGGGTATTAAGAATTATAATCAGAAAAAGAAAGACAGATTGTTTGAAGGGCTTCAGCCAATGTTTAAAGCAGGAGCTGTTCACTTGAAAAAAGATATGCATGAATTTATAGGCGAACTTCTTGATTTTCCTAAAGGCAGTCATGATGATACTATAGATGCATTTTGGCTAGCAACGCAATTTGCCAGAGGAAATGCTAAGGCAGGAACTACTAAAAAGAAGAAAAAGAAAGACGGAAAGTGGTATAAACCTAAGAAAATGTATAATTGGATGACTGGAGCTAGAAAATAGGTATTGTTTATGTTTATAAATAATATTATATTATGAGTTATGATACAAGAAGATATTAGGGTAAAAGAAGTAAGAGAATTGTTTGACCGCTGGCAAAAGGCTCGTATTGATTGGGATACGGCTGCCAGAGAAGACATTGACTTTTATTTAGGCAATCATTTTACTTCAGAAGAAGTAGATGAACTCTCTTCACGGAATCAATCATCCATGCCAATGGATAGACTCTATTCTGCTATTGAGCAGTTTAAAGCTATTGTTACCTCTAAAACCCCACGATTCTCTGCTGTAGGTAGAGAAGACTCAGACAATAAGCTTGCTAATGTATGGAGAACGATACTTGAGTATATTTGGGATATATCAGGTGGCAATGAAATATTCAAACAAGTTGTGCATGACTATGCTGTTACAGGTCTGGGTTATTTTTATTGCTATCTCGACAAAGATGCTGATTATGGACGTGGAGAGGTTAAGTTTACGTATGTAGACCCATTTCGTGTTTATGTAGACCCGAATGCTAGACATCGTTATCTTGATGATGCATCTGGCATGATTGTATCAACTATCTTAACAAAGCAGCAACTTATTGATTTATATCCTCAATTGTCACAACCTATAGATGAAAAGGGCGAGAAGCTCCTTATAGACCAGATTGAATCAATTAGTGGTGAAGAGGATTATCCTAGTGCTACAAATCAAACGACAATGCAATCCTTTACTCCAGATAATACTAAAGATAAGGATTATGGGGTTGATAAATATAGATTGCTTGAGTATTATAGAAAAGTAAGAGTTCCTTATTACAGAGTGATTGATACTCGTAGTGGTGATGAGCGTATTATGACACAGGAAAATTTTGCTCAAATGGCTCAGGATAAAGATTTTGCAAAGGCAATAGATAGAAAATTAATAGATTATGTAGAAGTTACCCAATCAAGAATTAAATTAATATGCACCGTTGGTCAGATAGTATTATATGAAATGATTTGCGATACAGACATATATCCAATTGTACCTGTACCAAATATTTGGACAAATACTCCATATCCAATGAGTGATGTTAGAAAGAATAAAGCATTTCAAAGGTTCCTCAATAAGACGGTGTCACTTATCACATCCCATGCCCAAGCGTCAGCTGGATTGAAGCTACTCGTACCCCAAGGTAGTGTTAGCGATATTGAAGAACTTGAAAGAGATTGGTCAAATCCTAACGCTACTATCGAATATGACCCCTCTTTTGGGGAACCGCATTTTCCTGCACCACAACCATTATCAAGTTCAATTATGACGCTTCCTAAGATGATTGAGGGATATATTGATTTAAATATTGGTATTTTTGAAATGATGCAGGGACAGTCTGAAGCGGCACCTAAAACATATAGCGCAACAATGATGATGGAGGATGTTGGACAAAGACGTTCTAAGTCTAAGCTTAGAGACATTGAAGGTTCAATTAAGCGATTAGGTCAAGTTGCTTACAATTTAGCTAAGCAACATTATACATTTAAAAAGACTTTTAGAATAGTTCAACCAAATAATGATATTAATGAATATACAATTAATAAAAGATTATATGACGATAAGTCAAATCAATTACAGCAAATAGAAAATGATATCTCTGTAGGTCAATTCGATATTCGTATCATTGGAAGTTCTACATTGCCATCTAATAAATGGGGTGAATGGCAGATATATATGGAAGCATATCAGGCTGGGCTTATTGATAGGGTGGAGGCACTCAAGAAAACAGAAATTTTTGATAAGGAAGGCATATTGCAACGAACAGATGAAGTACAGAAATTACAAGGAATGTTGCAACAAGCACAAGGACAACTTAAAAAACTCAGTGGTGACTTACAAACTCAAGAAAGAGAAGCAGTATCGTCACGTAAGCGTACTGAGGTAGAAAAATTCAAAACAAGACTTAAAGAGCAAGAGCTCGAAGTCAAATCAAATAGCAAGCTGTCAGCTAATAAGTTGGCAAATGCGGTCAAACTCGAATCTGAGAAATTACGTTTACGTAGTGACGCTCAAGTAGATAAAGAGAAATCGCAGAAAGGAGCTAAGTAAAATGGATAACGCATATGAAGATGGACATCAAACTGGTGAAGCTATCGACAATGTAGGGCAAGACGAGAATGTTAATACGCAAGAGGGTTCTGGAGACTGGGAAAATCAAGCAAAGTATTTTCAAAGTGAAAAGGATAAACTCGCAGCGGAAAACTCTAAACTAAAGCAATACGAAAAAGTAGGAAACTTATTGGAATCACGACCAGATATCGCAAATGCAGTAGCAGGGATGATTAAAGGTGGTGGTCAGCCAGAAGGTCCACAACGTGTTTCTTTGGAGAAAGATGAATTTGACCCATGGGAAGCCTATAATGACCCACAGTCTAAATCGTACAAGTTCAGACAACAAGAACTACAGGACTCTATACATGGAGCCGTTAACCAACAAATGCAAGGACTTCAAAAAAGTCAAGGCGAGATGCAATTAAAGAC